CCAATTCCTACTCGATGATTTGTAATATCCACGTATAAATCGCCATTATTAACATCCAATAATCCACCAATCGTTGCGTTTGTAATATTTATATCACTTTTATATTCCAGTCCCGTTGCCGTTGCATTTACGCCGAGTAACTGATTAGCACCTCCAATAATAGATAATCCCGTCCCCCCCTTACTTGTTGGTAATACTGTTATCGCTGGCTCAAAATCAGAAGCATGATAGCCATCCAATTTATCTGCATCTAAACCGTTGCCTGAACCAGTATTTAACCATCCATTATCTATTTTACCAGAAACATTTGCCTTCGGAATTGCAGAGGCGGTTGGCGTTGTGGTGATTGTCTCTAAATCTGTTATGTTCGATTTTGTGTGTGTATGTGAAGAAGGAGCAAATCCCGTATGTCCTGCATGTGCATAATCTAAATTGGTTAGTAACGAATGGTCTGTTGTTCCACCGCTTCCAGTTGCTGAAATAACTAAACATGTATCTCGATCTACAATATAAACATTACTTCCCGCTTCAAGTGATTTTAAATAATTTTTTGTTCCAACTCTATAAATTGGATATCTTGTTGCAGCAAATGTCGATATCCTTAAACTATCAAGTTTACGATTTCCCCAAACACCTTTTACTCCATTCCAATAATAAATATCACCAACATTTTGCGAGAATAAATTTAATGTAAATAATAAAATTGGTAATAAATATCTTATCATATCAATACCTCTAATACTATTGAACCATCAACATTATAATTTATATTTTGAATTACTCCTGAATCAACTATTTCTATGTTGCAACCTATTGTATCTAAATCAGCTCCGTCAAATACTTCATATTGGAATAATGGCTCGATGTCTAATGTTAATTTTACTAATTTATGTTTATTCTTAAAATATTGATAAGCTATATAAGCAATGTCTTTTAAGAATTCATTGGGAAGATTATCATTATTTATTTCAATCGATGTTTGATAAGGAAGAATCTGAGGCTTTGGTTCACCTTCATAAAAATTTGTACCATCATATCGAACTTCTGTTGTTGAATTACGCATGATAACTATATCATAATTTTGTAAATATCCTTCATCTACTTCAATATCTACAATCATATCTTTAGTGATTGTTAAATAATTGCCAGAAGTCAATGGTATACCTGAATTATCACATCTTCTATAGATTAATGCATGCTTATTTGCATTTATGACTCCTGCAAAAAGATATGTATTTAATATTCTGCAAAGTTCGGGATAAATATATTTACCTGACAAATCAAAATCTGTCAGGCTTGGAAATACGGTCGGATACCATTGATATAATCCTTGATATTTATCAATATGATTTATTAAATACAATCTTGAATTGGTATAATACATTTGATTATAAATGCAATAAATTCCATCATGCTCAAATGTCATTGTGTTATTTGATAAACTATAAAGTTCATCAACTATTTGTTCTGTTAAATAATCGTAATGATGAATTGTTGTATAAACTTTATTATCACTTGAATTATAATATAGACAACCAATTGTATCTCCCGATGAATATCCTTGAATTAATGTTGCAGTACCAGAATCATTTGTATGAGATTTCAATTCATAAGATGATGGCAGCCAATAATAAATACGGTCCTCATTATTATTATAAGCTGCAAGATTATAATTATCTGGAATTTGATATGCTAATGCCCCATTATTAACCCAAGAACCTGATGAATTTATATAAAAATCTTGATAATATAATTGACCAAAATTATTTTCAACAAAAAATCTAAATCTATTGTTATTCTTTACATAAGCAAATCTTGATCTAATACTATATCCAATTCCCGAACCTGTTGCTATTGTTGTCTTATAAAGTGCTGATCCTGTAAATTCAACCTCAACAAATAATCCTTTATCTGTTCCACTATTTTCATCGGTGTAAACAAATCGATAACGATAATTTGAACCTGAATAATTATAATCGATAAGTTCCATAGAGGTATATCTTACCTGATCATAAACCGTATTTAATGCAATCGAATAAGAATTGCCATTGTTTAAATTATGAAGCCATAAATACCCACCTTGATCAAATGCCCAGAGATGATTATTCCTTGCATTATACCACATTCTTACAATTTCATAAGTAGTTGTAAATACCAATGAATATGTTAATGTTTCTATAACTCTTTTATAAACTCTATTTTCAACTGCAATATATAAATTTGCTCCATCTCCAACTATTGCTCTCTTATCACCATTCACTGCTCCATCCGGGAATGGCGGTGTATCGAGATAACTTAATCTCTTTGAATTATCGTATGATGGGAATTCGAGTGAATCTAAAAATAATGTTAAATTATCAATTCCCATTGTGCTATAAAATTTCTTTAACACATATTTTAACGGCACACGATTAAACCATGTTCTTGGGAGTGTATCGCCTTTATTTACAATAACTATTTTTTGTTGATGTGGTTCATAATCTGTTGGTAAATCATTAACTACAACATAAATTTTTATTTGTTCATTAAATTCATTTGAAACATAATAAAAATCATCTACTGGTATATAAGTAGGAAATTCAGCATTATCTAATTTTATTCTTCTATTTCCATCATTATATTCATAAATAATTGTATGAATTCCTTCGCTCAAAACATGACCTGAAATATTTGCATCTATAACAAAAATGCCCGGAATATTAAATAAGATTAAACCTGTTGTTAAATTACCATCAACATCATTATGAGTTTGCTGCATTGTAACATATTCGGCAGGCATATCATTAGATAGATAATCATTTGTATAAATTGAAAATTTAACAGTATCATTTGACTCATTTTTTATCACATTATCTTTATCAATCATTCCTACAAACATATATATTGTATCTGATGCTCCTATCAATGAGAATTCTATCTTTAATTCAGAATATTCATTCGAAGGATCATCACTAAATAAATTATTATCAAACCAATCAATTCCTTTGCCAACTAATTCAAGTTCATTTGCTTTAAATTGACCAAGATTATATTCGATTTGCGTCGATATTCCTGTAAATGATTCAATATCAATTCTATCTGTTATGTCAATCCATGTACCTGTTAATGCTCCATTTAATACATTAATCCTACGTGCATAAATCTTCCAATTCAGTTCATGGGCTGAACCTTTAGCTAAAATCGAATATATATCTGATATTGTTTGCTTCATTGGATCACAAATTTATTTTTACGATTTACAAATAATTTATCTATCGTAAGACCAGATTTTCTCAAAGATTTCATAACAGCATTTTGGACAAAAACTTCATCACTTGTTGGTGCATTAAAATTAATTACAATTGTTGCCTTGTTACTATAATCTTGATTATATGTTATTGCTTGTTGAATTAAACGTTCCTGTGCTTCGGTCCGAATTGTTTCTCCACCACGAACCAATGCAAGATATTCATCATTAGGTGAACCGGGGACAATACCACCATAATGGTAACTTGGCGGTTTCTGTGATGCTATTATTGCAATCTGGGCAGCTCCCATTGCTGCTGCTATACCTGCCAATATAACATTTGGCAATGCTTCAACTACCGCCGATGCCGTATCTATTGTTGCCATTATTAATTTTGCCTCTTTATCCGCTTCCCACATCTGAAGTTTTACCCTTCTTTCTTCGGCATCATATTTTTTTTCGATTTCTAATTTTTCTTTTTCCAAACGATCATGTTCTTCTTTAGATAAATTTTCATTTGCAAGTTCCTTCTCAATTCTATTTAATTCAGCTCTTTTTCTCGCTTCAATACTATTAAGTTCATTTTGTGCAGAAACTTCATTTGCTTGAGAAATTAAATTAATTGATTTGATTGCATATTGAGTTACATTTTTAAAATCATTCTTATATTTTTCAATCGGGTCTTCTAATGATTCTTTAAATTTGATTTTCAATTCATTTAATTTTTTAACTAAATTCTTAAATTCAGGTGAACTTAAATCAAGATTCTTTAATTCAGATTCAACCGCTTTCATCTGAACTTCTAATTCATTCAATGAATTTTTTGGAGCAGATATATCAATCAATCCCACCTTTGGCAAATGAAATTTGAATTCAGGCAAAGTTTCGATTTTAGCATTCTTCAACATGTTTTGTAATGATATATTAAATTTCTCGAATTCGCCATGATAATCTTTTAATATATCTAATCTATTCATCTCAATTATTCTCATCTGCGTTTGAATTCTATCAAGTTCAATTAATTTATTTTTATATTCTTCTGTTTCAGGATTTAATCTACTTATTTCTTCTTCTATTTTTTTAGCTCTTTCCTCAAGTTCCTTCATACTTCCTGATGCTAATTTATTACCAATAACATCAACTTGCATAGAAGCAGATGTAACAGCATCTAATCTTGAACGAAGATTCTTCAACTCTTCTTCATTATCTTTAAGACTTTTATTAACTCTCAATGATGCTTCGGTTTGCATTTCAGCTAATTCTGATACTGATAATTTCGTATCGTCAATTATAATATTAAGTTCTTTTTGTCCAGCTTTCTGAGCATCAATAATTTGTTGAAGCATATTAACACGAACTTGTAATAAATTTCTTTCAGCTTCAGAAGCTTTTTTGTTGCTCTCTGCATCACCTTTTAATTTACCAGACCATTCATTGTATTCTTTAAATAATTTTTCTAACTCTTCTCTTTGTTTCTTTAATTTTTCTTCTGCAGTTTCAGATTCTTTACCGATAGAAAATATAGCTGCAGCTAAACCGCCTGCAATACTTATTGCCATTCCCCACGGACCCGGAATGGATTTAAGCATAAAATCGAGACCTTGAAATGTTATAAATCCTTTATTTAATGAGTCAGAAAATTTTTTCATCTCTTTATCACTATCTCCCGTAGAATTACTAAATAATGATAAAGCTATTGCAGCAGAACCTATGACATCCTTTCCTTGATTAAATAGAAAATTCTGCTGCCTTTGTTCCTGCCTTTGAGTCTTTATAAAATCAGTAAGTTTATTTTGTTCTCTCCCATAACTACCAATTCCTTCTTTGGCTTGTGCAAGTACTTTCTCCGATTCCTGAATTTGATTTTTTAATTGATTGAATGTTTCAGAACCAATCTCTACATTTTTTAATTGCTTATTTAATTCACGAATTTCAGACTGAATTTTTCCAATAGTTTGAGTAGCTTCATCACGAAGCCCTATAGCATATTCCGTAGAATAAGTTTTAGCCATTTTTACTCATTTCTTCCGAAAATATTTCAGGTAATCTTTTTTTAATAAAATTATCAATTTTGGTAGTCATTTCTCTTGTGCCAAGATATTCAGATATTGATAATGTGAATAACTCTTTGATTGGCAATCTTTTTTTACCAATTCTTTTAAATACTCCTCTATGACCACTTTTCATACTTGCTATAAATGCACTTTTTATTTCTTTTGGTTGACCTAAACTAAATTGAACTCCTTTCGATGTTTGAGTTGCACCAAGTTTTAAAATAGGAATCCGTTTTGATTGTGATTTAATAAATGCAAATAATCCTGATTTTGATGCCTCTTCGATTTTAATGACTTTATCTAACTCCTGAGATGGAAATCCTCGTTCTTGCGATAATTCTTTTATTGCATAACTTTTCGCTTCGGATGCCATACGATTTATTGTTCTAACTTCAGTCTCTTGAATATCTTTAGATATTTGATTTGAATTATCTTTGATTAAATCAATTTGAATGTACATTATTTCAATTCCTTATTATTTTCTTTCATTTCAAACAAATAAATATCATAAATATCTATGCACATTCTTAGTTTGTTTGGCATTCTTAAATATTCTTTTTGCGTTATTATGAATAATCCTTTCTTCCAATCTGATATATATTTCAAAACCAAATACCATTCTGAAATTTTATTTTTTACATCATTTATGGAAATTGATTTGCCATCATCATCAATTAATCCAACGCCCTCTAATGATTTGTTATTGAACCAACCATAGAGGGCTATTTTAAATTTTTTGAGTCATCCTCAGATAATTCATTGTCTTTTAAAATCTGTAATCCAAGCTCATCTATATAATTTTTTAAATAGTTCAAGCATTTATTTGTTACTACAATACATTCTCCAATCCCGTTTATAAATGTTTTTTCGGTATCAAAAATTAAATCATTACCTTTTTTGCTTTTCAAACCGACCCAACCTTTTAAACCAAATCGAACTGCTTCTAATGTCCAATTTATATCGCCTGATCTAATTAAATTACGTACATAATTATATTGCCTGATATCTAACACACCAAGCAAAAACTTTACTTTTTTCTCACGATCCTGTTTAAGATAATATTCTCTTACCTCATCAGGATCGAATGCCACTATTTCCGACATATTGCACTCCTTTTAAATAATTTTAAGTTTGAACTAAACTTATCCAGTCATCACCTACACTCTTGTTGAATTTTAAATCAAGACTGAATTTTAAAATTCCATTATCATCGGCATGACTTAATTTCGTTATCTGCGTTTTTGGCATGGTAAAAGTATTTATATTCCCTGCACCAGAACCAAATGCTACACTCATTGATGCTTCTGTACCTGATAATAAAGTAGATAAATAATTTTTTGTTGCCACTGTTACAGCTTCAATTACTACTTTACCTTTCGGTTCGCGGTCTACAACAGCAAAGCCACCAACACCATAAGCACTTGCTGCATCATCCCGCATTGCATGTTTTAAACCAAAATCTATTTCAAATGATTTCATAATTGGTGTTACTGAATGGAATGAAATAGTTGCACTTTCCAATATCTTTGGTAAATTAGTATTATAAGTAACTGAAGGTAAACTTGCATCAGCGATTGAGACATATATACCTATCATCTTAAATTTTGCAAGAACAAGTTTACCAGCTTCACCTGAAATTGATAACCCTGAGGCAACACATCCTTTAATTACTTGCTTTAAAGCACCCGATGCATTTGCACTACCTTTATAAATCTCAATTGTGCAGGATTTACCGGGTGTGAAAAATCCAGTACTAAGTGAAGTTACTGGGGCATAAGTTACACTTACACCAGACTGTATCGTTTCACTCATCCCTGCTGCTTGTAATGCTGCACCAAGTGGAGCTAATGCCGTACCAGCTGTACCTGAACCACGTATCGGTATTGTGAATGAAACCTCAACCCATGTTTGTCCTACTATACTTGGCTGCTTATCAAGTGTTGCTGTCTTATAATCCTGTGGAATCATCTCTACAATTGGATTTACTTCAACATCCATAGCATAAATATAATCAGTTGCTGATAAAGTAGCCTGAGTATTTTGTGAGGTTTCAGTTTTTATTCCAATTACTCTTATATTACTTAACATATTATTTATCTCCTTCCTTAGATGTTAAAACCTTTAATTTTGGTTTTAAATCAGTATCAATTTTTGGTTCTGGCGGAAATTTATCAGTTGATTCATATAATTTACCATCCCAGGGGCATCTTATCATCTCTTTTTCTTCTTTGTTCATATCAATCTTCCTCAAATTTTTCTGTTTGATATATTATTTGAATTTTTAAACGACCACCTTTTACAATATTTTCATTGTGTTCATCTGTTAAAATTGCAACATTAACATATTCCGTATCTATTGCAAGTCCATCAAATGTACGATCAGAATTAATTGCATGATTAACATCAGCAATCATTTGTCTTAACGTCTCAGCTGATGCAGTTATCAAATCAATTTCTACAATTAATTCATGGTCAAACCGATTTGGATTACCTAACCATTCCTGTCTTAATCCATCATCTCTATCACGAATATTAATAGCAGGCATCTCATCGACTTCGAATGGTGCTGAACGCCATAGATAGACTTGATTGCCTGCATCAGTATAAAATCCATTTGATATAAGAATATTTTTTAATCGTGATTCGAGTGAATCTATTATTTGCTGCCATTTGATTGCCATTAAATAGATTCCTTAGATAATTCAAGATGAGTTAATCCTAATCCATCATGAATTACATTTATGATATAATAATTAATTGATTCATTATTGATTTTAATTTCAAATCTGCATTTATTATCTACATCTTCAACATCAGCTGTTCGACACGTTGCAAACTTGCGAGTCTCTGCACGAGATGAATCTCCAATCGGTACATTTATATTTCCATAATTAAGAATAAATTTTATTTTACTCTTTTTACCATCGGAATCTGTAAATATTGCTTCTTCATCTTCGGCAAATTCTTCGATTATTTCATCAATCGGAATTGTCTCGTTCATGGGACCCAACAGAATTTAACATATATTCTTGGATAACTACCTGCAGTTCCATTATTTGTTGCTGCCCGATGATTCCTAACTCTTAACATACCTGTTACACCATCAATTAGATCAGAATCTCCATCTCTCAATACTTCTTCATAATAAACCGGGCTATTAACATCTGTACAATTAATTGCTTTTGTTGCAATTGTCGTCCAGGTTGAATTATCAGAACTAAAATCAACAAAAATAGTATCTCGACATGTATCTGCAACAGTATAAACCAATGATGCTAATATGTAACCAGATGGATATATTACTTTTGAAGTTTCCGCAGAACTCGGATCATTATCAAATAATATTCCGCCACTTGCGGTTGTAAGATAATTCCAATAATAATTTGTTCTTATTGGGGCTCTTGTTTGAGAAATTGCATTAATAGTATAAAGTGAAATTAATGCTAAAATAAATATGAAAATAAATAATTTTTTCATTTTAAATTCCTTTCTTTTTTAAAAATTATTTTTTAGCTGCAGACGGAGCTGTTTCTTTTTTGCGAGATTTGTTAACTGGCTCTGGATATTTTGCTTTATCATATTCCTTAGCCATAACAACACGCTTAAGACCAATTGCTTCGTATGCATCTTCACGTGATATTGTTACTTTATCACCATATTTATATTCTTTTGCTGAGAATGAATCTACCGGGATTAATCGACATGGATAAATTACAACCACCTCGACTTGTTTCGGTAAATTATCAATTGACGTCATTGCCATATAACACTCCTTTTAAATTATTTTGATTAAAATATTTTATTGATTAATTAACTTACATTACTTGCAACACTAAATGCTGTAGCCAGACGAATTCCAAAATCATGGGCTGCTAATACTCGAACTCTTGTTGTACCAGTTGAACTTGCTGTATATGGATCAACAAGTAGATTATAACCACCCCATAATCCAATTATTGCCTGAGCAAAATCACCAAATATTAAATAACCAGAAGCAATTTGATTCGAAACAAATAATGGTTGACCTGCCATCTTACCTGAATTTATATCAGCTAAGAAATCACTGACGTATGGGTCTTTTTTGCGTGTTACAAGATAACCCCAAATTAATGGATTGGTGGCAAACGCCATACTCTGACCCATTGCATTCCCTGACATTACATCGGTCAAAAATTCAATTATTTGTTCCCAAGCTAAATCAGTTCCATCTACAGTTCCAATAGCCGATTGATTTACTAATCCCTTTGGCTCACCATTCGCATTTGATCCATGGAAACAACCATAATCGATTCCTATATCAACCGTTTCAAGTAAATCAGCCTGAACAAGTGCATCTACGCTTGGCGTGGATTGCAATAATAATTGCAATGTATAATCCGTATATGTTCCACCAATCTTTGGCGTTAATGAAACTTTGCCTGTTGTAAATGCTGATTCAGTTGGAGCACCACCTTCCGTTGATACATAATAAAATGTTGATTTACCTGTTTTCTTCGGAATATCAACGTTACCCGTTAAACCTTCAAGAACACGAGCACCCATCAACTTCATGATCGGTTGATTGGCAGGATATTCAATATATTCGCTTGCCAATAAATTTGTACCAATCAATGTTCCACCACTTCCTGCAACACCCGCTGATAAATCTCTGCGATGTAGATTGAATTGATCAGCTAATCGCTTCAAATCTCTTACTGATACATCCATCCTTCGATGCATTATATCATGCGGAATCCAAACTGATGTTGCCTTTGGTGAAATTGAAGAACGGTTAATAACAGCCGAACCTAAATCAAGTTTTTTCTCAACTTCATCTGAACATTCAAATTCAAATGGAGCTAAATCACGTTTCCCCATTGCAGCTGCATGGATTAATCTGGCAAGTGAATATCTCTTTTGTTCATGTTCACTCAATCCAAGTTTGTGATCGCTTGATATTGGTTCACCTCTTTCGCTCAAAATATCAGCTATAATGCCTTTAAATAATTCAATGGATGTTCCTTCTCGTTTAGCTTTATCCATTAAATCATTTATATTCTCGATTCGACCAACAAATCGTTTACCATAGGCATCAATTGCATTCATTCGTTCCAATTCTTTCTGACGAATTTCTTCGGGAGTTGGAACTTTTGGCTCAGGTATCTGAGTCTTATCTTTGTTATCATCCATTTTAATATCCTTTCTTTTATTTAAAATGTTATTAATTATATTTTCTAAATTTTTAAATTCTTCATCCTTAACTTCCGACCTCACTTTTGCATAGGCATCTGCACCAATTGGTGTTAGAGATAATTCTTTTATCAAACAACTTGTTACAACCTGAACTGGGCCTACAAAATCATGACCCATTATATTAACGTTTGTTCCTTCTTCAACCCAAACTGATTCAAGTATCTCGTAACCAATCGAAATATCTGTTAAATGTCCCTCTTTAACTTTTAACTCGGCAGTCTGACCTTCCGGGCTCGAGCTGAAAAATATATTTGCATTCAGTTGATTACCGTTTTTTACAAAATCACGTCCACTTCCAAGTATTTTATCGACAGAACTATAATTATGTGAATCCAATAAAGGAACTTGACCCGTCTCTGGTAGTTTAACCCCTTCAATTAAAATTATTTCATCTATAATTGCCCATTGTTTTATATCATAAACCTGAACAGGATTATCTGTTACAGCTGTTATTTGAACACTATGATTATCAGGATTATAAGTATTAGGAACAACGGGTATTGAACGTGTACTTAATTTATTATTAAATTTATCCATATTAACTCCTTGATTATTTCTTGATTCGGTTGCCTTTTCAAAAATTATATACCTAACTCCATTATCTTTTAACCATTTCTTCGCTTTTTCTTCGGTCCAATATTTTATCGGGAATCTTAATGCTTGCGGTATTACTGGATCACTATCTTTTGTTTTACCTTTTAATTTTCCCCAGATGATTGAAATAGTTTTTGGAACTTTTATATGACCATAAATTGTTCCGCCGTCTGTTCTTCGAAAAGTATCGGGATCAAAATCATTTGGGTCTCTTAATCTTGCACTATGTTCATTTGGATATGGCATATTATTCTAAAACTTTATCCTTTTTACCATTTTTTGGAATTGGATTATCTAATGCAGGCGGTCCCTGCTTACCTTTATATTCATAATTTAGTGTAACACCATATTTTTCTGCCAACCTTTGTACTTCAGCAATTTCTTTAAAAATATCTTCAGTATCATCACCATTCTCTGCATGTTCACGAATCAATGATGTCAATCCAGATTTTAATTTGTTCATTTTCGCATTCGTATCAGTCTCCGGGTCCATATAAGCCCAAGTACGACCAATAAAATAAGGTTGATTCAATCTATCAAATTCAAGCATTGGGTCTTTTACGCCGGGAATAATTATTTGCTCTTGAAGAATTGCACTCTCAAGCCAATCTCTAAATATTGGTTCGATGAAATTCTCGATATAATCTTCCTGAAGCATCTGCCATGTTGCACGTTCATCATTGAATGCCCACCTGATGGATGAAAGATTTGCATCAGCCATATCGTTAAATAGCCAATGATAACCAACATCAAGCCCAGATGCTGTTCGTTTGCCAAACGACTTCATTGTAGGATCGTAAGCTGCATCGGGATATTTTGGATCGAAAGGTGTAAATTGTTTATTACCGATATCTTCAAATTCGCCGGGAGCTACTGAACTTATTAAATTACCTTCTTCATCTTCATTATTGCCACGATATTCTTCATCCATGCTATTGGGAGATGAATGGAAGAATCCCATCTTCGAAGCACCTATTCGCATTGCATATATAGCTGCTTCATCCGTACCACCAATCATCCTCAAACGCTCCATTGAAGCAACAAGCCAACTAATACCTCTTGTTTGGAATGCTCTCTCTTGATCGAAGTAATGATAAATCTGCCATGCAGGAATTCTCTCGGTTAATCGGTTATAAAAATTCAAATCAAAAATATTTGAATTCATTGCTGTTTTGATATGATAAGCTAATGGCTTCCGATATTTATCAAGTTCAACTCCAAGACGAATGAATCTATTATCATCAATTTGTTTATTTATTGTTTCATCAAGTAAATCTGGTTCTAATATTTGCAATCGGAATCCAAAAGGTGAATCATCATAAATCTTTTTAACCAACAATTCACCATCTCTTGCAACACTCATTATTCCAATGTGTTGAATATTTCTGAATGTTAATCTCCCTGTTATATCACAATTACCTCGCTTACACCATTCTAAAAATTTATTCTTGATAATATTATTTGCAATATCATCCGAAGTACCATCCTTCTTCTTGATATTCATCTTCAATGCAAAGCCATACGGACCGGGAATATTTTTTCTACATAATCTCAAAAACTTTTTGCCAATTTCATTATTGTTAGCCAGGTCTCGGGCTTTATTCCGAACATTTACTAATGCAGTATAAATTTCATAATCACTCGAATATGAACCCGGACGCCAATCATTATTCAAACGATTAACCTTTGCTGCATCATAAGTTCGTTTTCTGATTTTTTTAGAATCCGATGATTTTACGTAACCAAATAACCGAATTATATTATCTAAGATATTCATTATTCAAATCTTGCTAATATTCTTTTTTTCTTACCACCATTTTGTTCAATTGATAATTGACGCTTTGCATAAGATAATGCAGATAATATTTCTGACCAACTCATTTTACCAATTTGCCGAGATGTCCCGGATGGAGTAATTACTGAAATTGTTTCATAACCTTCTGTACTTTTTTTCTTTATCACTTCTTCGAGATTATCAATTGCTACTTGCCATATCGAACGTCCATCCGTACCGCTTGCTAATTCAAGATTCTCGATTATTTCTATTTTGCCCGTCGAGATTGTTGCTCGTTCACCATTATATTTAATTACAGCTTGCCATTTATACCATCCAGCCACCCAATTTTTTGTTATATTTGAACTAATCTCAAATTTATAATTATCACCATCATTTGTAGATTCAATTTGAATTCGATTATTCATTCCATTCAAAATGTAGATAAGAGTATAACCATTAGAGGCGGGATAATCCGATAATGAATCGGTCCACTCGATTTTGTCTCCTGCGTATATTTTTTCTGGTATATTCATATTTCTTCAAAAAAAAATCCCAATGCGTGCACGCTTGCATTGGGATTATAAAATTTTAACTAATCCACAACGATTGACAACCTTCGAATGTTGCCAATCTGATTAAATTTAAACAATTAATATATTTAAGTCAACAAAATATAACGTCATTTTACGTCATTTTTATTACTGCTTCTAAAAAAATTTTCAATTTTAACTCGACTCTTGTTTGAGATTATTCCTTTTTCCATATTTAAATAAGTAACCCAACTTACACCAAGTTGAACCGCCATTTGCATGGCAGAGATTGCATTTTTTTTTCTATAATTTATAAGTTTATTGGATAATTTTAAAAGATTATTTTGATTATTAATTTTCATAAAAATCATCCTTTATCATCTAATTCTTCAATATGTGCAACAGCTGCATCATTAGTCATTTGATCATATTTCAATATTTCTTCTTCCCATTTATTATATTGTTCGGGAGAATCTGAGAGTAAAGAGGCACGTTCAAGTAAATAATTTATTGCATCTTCTTTGCTATTGAACACCCTATTAGCTTCATAACTTCCATCCAAATTATGATGGCAACCGAGTCCGAAACTATTAAGTGCGTGCAACTTATGCACGGTTGGTATTTTTGCTTTTATCATTGTTTTCATTTTATTGCTCCTTTTAATTAAATTTCTCTCCATTGAACAAATTCAAATATAGATTGTTTAGTTGTTGTTCCGTCGGGGTTCAGAGTCTCGACAACCTTTCTTTCGGTTGTCGGAAAAACAAACTTCACATTTTCGCCGTGCAAAGCATCAAAAATTGCTTTGCATAATGAAAACTCCCCTTGGATTGAAACATAACCAGTAGCATTTATTTTATCACAATTAGCATAGAATTCACCAATTTTTTGGCAAATCGGTGTTGCATATTCTAAAATAACTTGCTTTTGCGATGCATCGGCAGGAACATTTGGAAAAGGATGGAATTCAATTTTATCCCATCCCTCTTTTTGTTTACCATCCCACTTATCAGGGGAATGGTTAGATATAACTAATAAGCATTTCATTTTTGTATCTCCTTTTATATTTTTTAAGAAAATTAATTAATTATTAAAAGTGTCTTCAATTACTTTTGGTAAAACTTTGGCAAAATTTTTATTAAATATGTAACCCCTGAGGCAATAGAGGCATTCTTCAACGAATTGTTCTCTTGTTGCTCTCTCCAAATTGTCGAATGAAAAATTGGAATAGCTCCAATCTTCCATATCGCCATTAAAATAAAATATAGCCCCATGTTCGTCGTCCTTTATATATGGAGTTTCGCCAGCAAAATGTAATATTACACCACTTGGCAACTCATTTGCCAAGATTTCTGCTGATTCTCTATCAGCCCTGCTGATTTTTCCATTTTTAACCAATTCATCGATTTTATTTCTTATATCGTACTTTTTCATTTATTAATTCCTTTCTTTAAATTGTTTTTAAATTAGTTTATTAAAGTTATTAAATTAGCGCCTTGCCGACCCGGCAAGAGTAGGCAAGGCAAGTATATTTATTTAACGTATTTCCTCAACCTTTCTCGGAGTTCATCATTCGCAATGTGTTCGATTAACTCGCTTGGAGCATAGCTCCAAGCCT